TGAAGCAATAGACATTTTTTTTACACAGCAGTCGCAATAATGCTACCGGAAAGGAGAATAAATGGATGCATTACAATTTAACAAAGCCGTCAGTCAACACTGCAAAGAATCTGGTGGAGACTGTTGCAAATGTGACCTACGGCTTTACTGTTACCTATCGCCAAGTGAGCGACCAGATGAGTTAGTGAGTCTGGTTATTGATTTTTTGCATAACCACATTGAAAACCATGATCATTATACCCATCACAGTGCGGCTTCATTTCCGTGTATTGATGATATGGACATGAGCACCGCAGTAGGTGGCGACCGCTATCAGAAACCTCATACTCTTCATAAACAGTCACGTGTTTGTGAATCTTGTGGCAATGATACAGTCGTGTAATTGTTTCAACCATATAATTCCCCTTTCGTTATACTCGGCATGTCGGTGCCTGTAAATGCATTATAGGTAGAGGGGAAAGGAAATACAATAGGTTGAATAAAAATCGTATTAAGAGATAAAAGCAAAGTAAGGAGGTAAAAAATATGAAACGCCATCCGATTATGGAATATGTGATTCCAGCAATTGTAGCAAGTGTGGCAACAGTTTTAATCCGTTTAGCGCTAGGGTGGTAAGAATCGAAACAATAAATCGGTTGAGATACACAATATCACCTCCCATCCACTGGGAGTATATCACAAGAAAGGAGACTTATGAACGAATTACAGATTTTTAATTCAGGAGAGTTCGGAGAAATTCGAACAATAGAAATTGACGGGAAACCGTATTTTGTTGGAGCTGACGTTGCGAAAGCACTTGGTTACAAGGACACGGTTAATGCACTTAAACAGCATTGCCGTGGGGTGGTAAAACACCACCTCACAGATTCTCTCGGCAGGAATCAGGAAGCAAGTTTCATAACAGAGGGAGATTTGTACCGCTTGATTATGAAATCGAAACTTCCATCAGCAGAGAAATTCGAAGCGTGGGTTATGGATGAAGTTCTTCCAACAATTCGAAAGGCAGGTTCATACCGGAAACCACTGACGACAGTTGAACAGATACAGGTTATTGCGACAGGATTCTTAGATCACGAAGAACGGCTTAACAGACTTGAAAACACCATGACTATTGACTATGCACAGCAGGAAGCTATTAGGGACTTAGTGTCAAGTGTCGTAATTGCTCACCTTGGTGGGAAAGAATCAAATGCTTACAAGGAAATTGGCAAGAAAGTATTCGCTGAATGCAACAGGGATATAAAGACTTACTTCACAGTAAATGCCCGCAATAACATTCCTAAGCTGAGATTTGAAGAATCTATGGAATATGTCAGAAATTGGCATCCATGCACCAATACAGTAATGATGATACGTGACTGTAACGCTCAAATGAGTATCAGTTAGAAAAGAGGTTTATATGAGCGCAGTTGATAATTACGTAGAGCAGAATGCACAGATTCATCAGTTCGCCGCAGAGGTTGCGAGAATTATATCAGGCATTCCACAGATGCCGGAGTTCTCATCAGAGAGTATGAGCGTATCTGATGCGAGCCAATTGATTGGACTTCCTGTAACAGCAATCCGGGCAGGGATTGTGTATGGGTGGTTGCCGATTGGCGTGGCTGTACAGAATAATAAGCCAGCAAAAAGTCTTTCCGGCGGACGAATTACTTACATTATAAGTCCCAGAAAGGTTTATGAAGTAACTGGTCATGTCTGGAAAGGCAAAGAGGCTCTCAATAAGTGAGTGCCCCGGAGGGAGCCGACACCTCCGCCCCGGAGCTTTGCACCCACTAAAGTACCTTAGTGGATAGATACATTATAGTTCTCTATCTGCTAATTGTAAAGACAAATAAGAAAAAATAAGGAGAAATTAGCTAGATATGAGTGAAATTAAAAACGAAAGCCAGCTTACATGGGCTGACATTGAAGTAGCACTTGCGACTGAAATTGTCGAAGAAAGCAAGAAAAAGTCAAAAAGATGGTTCACTGCATGGATTGTGACAGTTGCCGCACTGGTGGCAAGCAACCTTGCGTGGATTGCAGGAGAAATGAAATAAAATGAAAGAATATATGCTAATTGCTGTTTGTATGCTTGCCGGGAAATATGTGGATATACCTATCTGGTTGAATATTTTTTTCGGTATCTCGGCAGCATGGGCAGTACGCCAGATGAAAGCAGACTGGCAGTAGAAAATAAGGAGGATAAGAAGATGTTCGAGAAAGAGATTGATGAAATATATGGATTATGCAAAAGAGTTGTGAACGAAGTTCCGACAGCAAATATCACCTTTGATTTTTCGGGCTACGGTTTGGGAGTAAGAGGGGTTAAAAGGGAAGAAGATGTTCTCCTTCTCAAAGACAAATTTAAATGGGATTTGTACCAAAACGTATCTTTTAACCCATTTTATGAGAAAGAAAGTCGTGAAAGCCTCAGAATAATCAAAGCTTTCTTGTTGGAACTTCTGATAGATGGGAGGTGCCCGTTAGATGCTGAATCAAATGGAGCTGAAGCTCCTGCCGACAATGGAACTGATAACGACAGTAAATGGGCTTCTGTCAGAGCTGAATAAGCGGAAGCAGTACATTATTGACTGGGAGAACCCGGACATGTATCTGAATCATCTTGAATATCACAGTGCCAGTGGGTTGCTTCCGGGTGGCAGTATTAGCCCTGCAAGGGGAGATGGTTCTGACAATGTTTACTGTTTTTTTAGCGAGGTGGAGAAAGATGCAGGAGAGGATTAACGAAATTCTTAATTTGATAGATGGGCAGCTTTCTATTGTGACAGATAACCCCATTGAAGAATCATACAAGGCAAGAACATTGGCGAGCTACGTACAGGCTTTAAATGGGCTTTTAACGGCTCAGAAATCGTATAAGGAGGAAAGTATCAATGGATAAGAGAAAGATTGTCAGAATGCTTTTAGAAGCAGAAGATTCAGCTATGAAAGCCTATAATGAATTTTCTTCAAGAAAGAATTTTACAGTTAGTAATGTTTACAATGGAATAAAAATCGAGCTTTCATTTTGTCCTGAAAATTGTAGAGAAGATGAAGATTTTGAGGAAGTGCCAGTAATATGTGATATCAGCCCCAAAATCAGCAAAACAATAATAGAAATAATTGGCATGAAGATAACATTGGAAAATGAAGAGAAATACAATGATTTAGTTTATTTTGGTTCAGAAATGAATATGGGCGAACGCTTAGATGCGTTATTCGCTTTATCAGAAGAGGAGGACGCTAATGAGCGAATTTGAAATCCGTATTCCGGCAAGGAAGAAGCAACCGGCAACCGATAAGGATAACCCGGTTGTGAAAGTATCAACAGGTGCTTACAATGCACTGGTTGAAATCTATAACGAATCAACCTTATCAATGAAAGATATTGCAAGCTTGCTGATTATTGAGGGCAGCAAACATGTGGTTTATGACAAGGAGGAATAGAAGTGAATATATATGAGAAGTTAGGGATTATTCAGTCAAAACTGAGAGCCCCTAAAAGGCAGTACAATTCCTTCGGGAAATACAAATACAGGAGCTGTGAGGATATTCTGGAAGCTGTAAAGCCACTTCTGGCAGAAACAAAGACTGTGTTAAGTGTCACAGATCGGATGGAAGTTGTCGGAGACAGAATATATGTCAGAGCAGAAGCTCATCTGAACGACTGCGAAGATACCGGCGAGATTACAACCGTTGCTTATGCAAGGGAAGAAGAGTCTAAGAAAGGCATGGATTCTTCACAGGTGACAGGTGCAGCTTCATCTTATGCCAGAAAATACGCTTTGAATGGACTGTTCTGCATTGATGATAACAAAGACAGTGATTCCACTAATACAGGAGAGAAAGAAAAAACGTCCGGCAGGAAAGCAGAATCGGCAAAAGAAACCGAGATGATTAGTTCCGAGACTACTATGTCAATTAAAAATATTATTGACAAGTACCCGGAAGCTAAGCTTTTGGAACAGATTAAAACTCGTTTTAAGGTAAACGATATTAAGTCTCTTACCAAGGAAAAGGGTCAGAAATGTCTGAAGATGTTAATTGACTATGACAAACAGCATACAGAAAAAGGAGCAACAGCATGAATAAAGTAATTCTTACAGGAAGATTTACACGTGATCCAGAAATCAAGTACACCAATGATGGAACATCTATTGCAAGGTTTTCTATTGCAGTAAACAGAAGATTCGTGAAAGAGGGTTCTGATCAGAAAGCAGATTTTCTGAATTGTATCGCTTTCGGAAAGTCGGCAGAATTTATCGAGAAATATTTTTCTAAAGGAATGAAAGCGGACTTATCTGGAAGAATCCAGACCGGCAGTTACACCAATCGTGACGGACAGAAGGTGTACACAACGGACATTGTTGTGGAAGAAATTGAGTTTGGTGAAAGCAAAGGTTCTAATCAGAGTCAGCAGAAGTCAGAGACGCCACATCCAGAAACAGACCCAGACGGATTTATGAGCATTCCAGATGGAATTGACGAGGAGATGCCGTTCGCATGATACAAATTGACAGTAGAGAACATCAAAAAGTTATTGATGGCATTAAGAAAGCATTTGATGCAGCAGGAGAAAAATGGTTTGTGTCGAAGCTCTATGTTGGGGATTACATGAATTATGACAACCCTCGACTGGTTGTTGACCGAAAGCAAAATCTCTCTGAATTATGTGGCAATGTGTGCCAGCAGCATGAAAGATTTCGTGCCGAGATCATCCGGGCAAACGAAGCAGGAATAAAACTTGTGTTCCTGTGTGAGCACGGAAAAGGAATTGAAAAACTGGATGATGTTCTCTGGTGGGAGAATTCCCGGGCAAAGAAAAGAGTTAAAAAGAATGGTATCTGGGTAGAACAGGAACAGAAAGTTATGCATGGAGATGTCCTATATAAGATTCTTTGCACGATGCAGCGCAAGTATGGTGTTGAATTTCTGTTTTGCGACAAGAAAGACACCGGCAAAAGAATTTTGGAGATTCTGTCAAATGGATAAAGAAACAATTAAACAGCAGAATAGCATGAGGGACGTTCTGAACAGATATGGCATGGTTCCAAACAGAGCAGGATTTATAAAGTGCCCTTTTCATAGTGGTGACCGTACTGCATCCATGAAAATCTACAAAGACAGCTATTATTGTTTCGGTTGTGGTGCAACAGGTGACATATTTACATTCGTCCAGAACATGGATAATTGCGATTTTAAGACAGCTTTTACCGTACTTGGGGGAACTTACCAGAAGCCAAATTTCTCTTCCAGAATGGCAATATATCACCATCAGAAGCAGATGGAAATGCGGCAGAAGGAAGAACAGAAGAAAAAGGTTGAGCTGCAAGAATGCTTGTCTGATATAGATTTCTACCGGGCTATCCTTGACAGGGTGAAACCATTGTCTGACGGATGGTGTGAGGCGTGGAACAGGTTACAACTTGAACTATATCACCATGGATTCATAACAGGGCTGGAAGAAGGTGATTAAAAGTGGAAATGATAAACAAGCTCACGAAGGATTCTATTCTGGACGAAGAAGTGTTTGACAAGATATTCAGTCAGGAAGACGAGATATACAAGGCACGTCTTACGCTGACTCTTCTGGACAGAGCCAAGGAGCTTGGCGTAAAGAAAAAATTTGAGGATTTGCTTAAAGCTTACACAAAAGTACAGAAGCAGATGATTAAGGAAGAGAAAAGCAATAGGACGTTGTCTATGCTGGACCAGTGGACTAATTTCTCTGATTGTGAATATGACAGAATGAAATGTCTCAACTGGGTGGCGGATGATGATGGAATCAGAATATCAAATACAAATCCAGGATCGCCGGACATTATAGCCTGTTATCATCCTATACTTCCGATTGAACGAATGAAGAATCTGGAGACCGGAGAAGAACAGATAAAGTTAATCTATAAGAGGAATAATAAATGGTCCGAGGTTATTGTGCCGAAAACCATGGTTGCATCATCTACTAAAATCGTTGGATTATCTGCACTTGGGATTTCAGTAACTTCAGAGAATGCGAAGTTTCTTGTACGGTATCTGTCAGACGTTGAGAATGCAAATGACGATTATATCAACATTCAGTATTCCTCTAGCAAAATCGGGTGGATCAGGGATTATTTTCTTCCATATGACAAGGATATTGTGTTCGATGGAGATATGCGGTTCCGACAACTGTATGAAAGTATCAGTGTAGGCGGCAGCAGAACAGAATGGTATGAACACGTGAAGAAGGTTCGTGCTACTGGAAGAATAGAGCCCAAAATCATGTTAGCTGCAAGCTTCGCCAGTATTCTGATCAAACTGGTCGGTGCCCTTCCATTTTTTGTAGACCTCTGGGGAGAAACTGAGGGTGGTAAGACCGTAACACTTATGTTAGGAGCTTCCGTCTGGGCGAATCCAGGTGAATCACGATACATAGGAGACTTCAAGACAACAGATGTAGCCCTGGAAGCAAAATCTGATATGCTCAACAATCTTCCACTAATTCTGGATGATACTTCCAAGGTATCTGCCAAGATCAGGGATAACTTCGAGGGCATTGTGTACGACCTGTGTTCCGGCAAAGGAAAGAGTCGTTCTAACAAGGAACTGGGCGTGAATCGGGAGAATCGCTGGCAGAACTGCATTCTGACTAACGGTGAACGTCCACTGGCCGGGTATGTCAGCCAGGGCGGAGCGATTAACCGAATTATTGAAGTTGAGTGCTCTGAAAAGATATTTGACGATCCACAGCTTACCGCAGATACCCTTAAAAAGAACTACGGATATGCAGGAATCGACTTCGTGAACGTAGTCAAGGAAATGTCCATTGATGATATAAAAGCCCTGCAAAAGCACTATCAGGGGCTTATACAGGATGATGATAAAATGCAGAAGCAGAGTATATCAATGAGCATTATCTTGACAGCAGATAAAATCGCAACAGATCAGCTGTTCCATGATGGCCAGTACATTGACATTGAGACGGCAAAGAGCCTCTTGACAGAAAAAGAAATGGTTTCCGAAAACGAACGTGCTTACTGGTTCGTGGTTGATAAGATCGCTATGAACGGAATTAAGTTCGATGATAACCCGGATATTAAAACAGAAAGATGGGGAGCCATTGACAATGATCCGGTAGAGAAGACGTCAACCGCAATAATCTATAGCGCAGCGTTTGATGATCTGTGCAAAATTGGAAGATTCTCCAGAAAGGCATTCCTGTCATGGGCTGTCAAAAAGGGGCTTGTGGAAACCGATAGCAGGGGTTATCCGACCAAGGCGAAGAAGCTGGACGGAATTGTCACCAAATGTGTGTTTTTGAAAATTGTAGATGAAATTCCGAAAGGATTCGTGAATTGTAATGATGATTTTGAGATTACAGACGATATTGTGTTTGATTAACAAACAATTCGTCCAAAAGGTAACCGGGTAACCTAGGTAACCTTTGATTCTGCATATATATATTTGAGTATTTATATGCACATATTGAGTATAAAAGTTTCCCTATATGAGAAAGTCAGGGTTACTCGGTTACTCGGTTACCTACCTGTAAAATCAATGGTTTACACAAATTAGTACGGTTACATCTCGGTTACTGTGGGTTACTTATATTAAAATAATATAAATATATTATATTTATAAAATAAAATTAAATAGAGCGTATACAGTATATTGTATACAATATTCAAAGGAGATGATAAAAATAAAAGTAGAAGCAAAGGATATTCCGTATATTCAAAAATTTATGACTGAATTTTGGAAAGCTATAAAAGATTTCTATTCAGTAGAACTTACAGACGAATATTCCAAGCAGGCTACTGATCGTCTGATAGAACTTGAAGAGTATGCGGAAATGTGTCCTGATGATAATGATAAACAGTTTATTAAGAGTTGTCTAGTTGCTTTTAATAAGTTATTAGATTCCAAACAGAGAGAAGTGAGAAAGAATGTACAACACTAAGAATAAATACGAGCAGGGACAGGCACTTAGAAGAGAAATCTACATGTATGTAGTAAGCTACTTTAAACTTATCGGATATGCACCATCGGTCAGCGAGATTTGTGAGAAGGTAGACGCAAGCAGAGCTACCATTTGGAGACATTTAAACCAGCTTATTGATGATGGGTTGCTTAAAACAGCACACCCGAGTACTGATAGAGCCTATGCTCCGACAGGATACGGGTTCGGAAAGGTGAAGAAATGAATAAAATGCGAGAGTATGAACGCGGGAGAGAAGATGGTCTTGACCTTGCTAGACGAATCACCAGAGAGGGCGGTCTTGAAGCCCTCGAAAAGGAATGCAGATTCAGGGGTGTGACCGGGATACATACCTCTCTGGCAGTAAAAGACCTTGATAAAGCTTCAGAGAAAATAAAAGAGGTTATAGCGGATTCGTTCGTAATATTGTCGATTGCCGTTCTGCATGATGATTTCGGTTTTGGCGAGAAACGCTGTCAGAGATTTAGAAATGGCCTTGACCGGGCATCTGATTACATCAATGACGGTCTGGCAGAATGGATTGATTATGTAGACGCTATTAAAGAAGAGTTAGGGATTGTATTAAAGAATCCCGGAGAATAACGGACAGGTAGCATTTGGATAAATTAATCATGGAGGACTGCACAATAGCGTGTCAGTTACTCACATGGGGAAAGTGAGGATGCCAATGAAAAATAATAATTACACATCATTTTTCAAGCCAAAACCAAAGAAAGTAGAGAGATACATTCGTTGCAGAAAATGTGGCGGAAATATGGAATGGAGAAGTGGCTTTCTACCGCAAATCAAATGTCCAAAGTGTGGACATACTGAATATCCGAAACCTTATGAACCAGATTGTATCAAACTGCCAGAAACATTGGAAGAATATTTTGAATTATATGAGAAAGTAAGGATGGGAAAATGGATGAACTAAAACATTGTCCGCTTTGTGGAAGAAAAGCAATAACCGAATGTTGGGCTAGCGGCGGCATTATGTACATGGTTAAGTGCGGTAATCCAGATTGCGCTGTACCAGCGGAAGGTTATCCTTCTGGAAGAAATTTGATAGCTGTAAGAGAACAGTGGAATCGAAGAGCAAGTGATAAGGAGGGCACAAAATGTTAATCAGAAGTCAGGATAAAGCAGCACTATTAAAGTTTGAAAACATTGTAGTCAATCTAAAACTACCAGATTCATTGACTGTTATATGTTGGGGTTGGCAGGATGCACAGAGAAGTGGAGGATATTTTATTTTAGGAAAATATTCCACCAAAGAAAAAGCCATGAAAGTTCTGAATATGATTCAGGAGGCTTACATGGATTACAAATCCGGTGAAATTATTGGCAGTGGGTTGGCAGGATCAGCATACACAGGAAGCTATGATACAAAAGAAAGTGTGGCGCATGGAATTGCTGTATTAAAAGGCTATGGAAATGAGATAAGAAAATCAATCCTGTTTCAGATGCCAGATGATAGTGAGGTGGTTGTATGAAGTACAGAAAGAAGCCAGTTGTAATTGATACAGTACAGTGGACTGGTACAAACCATCGAGAAATGTTCGATTTCCTGACGGACTATCAATGCACAGACCAGTACATGTCGGCAGAAGGTAAGAATTTCTATATTGACCATTGGAAGGTTCCGGGTGGACTGGTTATTAAGACACTTGAGGGCGAACATCTGGCGAATATTGGTGATTATATCATCCGCGGTGTTTACGGCGAATTTTATCCGTGTAAGCCAGATATATTCAAAAAAACTTATGAAGAGGTGGAAGAATGAGTGATGGAATGACATTTGTACAGAATGAAGACGGCGCATTTAGTGCATACGATGATAGCTACGACGTTGTAATACATTGCGAGACAGAAGAAGAACAGAAGAAAGTTATTGAGCGTTTAAAAGCTAAAAACTGGATTCCAGTCAGTGAGAGATTGCCGGAAGAATACGATTCTATATTTGCAAAGTTTAAAGGAACAGATAACTGGAAAAGAGGAATGTTCGAAAAAACATCTAAATATGTGATTGCTACAGTTATATTTGACGATGGAGCAGTATTAGTAGAGCAGGCACATACTACTGATGGAATTTGGAGAACGGATAACGAAGTTTTAGGCGGAACGGTAGTTGCATGGATGGAATATCCAGAACCATATAAGGAGGACTAAATGAGATGAGGAAAGAACAGAGGCATCATCATGGATAAAATGCAATTAGACAGGGAACTCCTTGCAAAGTATGTATCCGATGGACTGACGCAGACGGAAATTGCAAACCGGTTATATATAAGCCAGCAGACCGTAAGCAGACACTTAAAACTGTATGGAATACAAGTCAGACCCGGGAAAAGGAGTGCCTGTAATATAGAGTTGCTGAAGAAATACATACTTGCAGGAATGATTGACGAAGACATAGCAAGAAGATTCGGTGTGAGTACTTCAACTGTAGGGAACTGGATCCGGAAGCATGATCTGAGAAAAATTAAGAAAACAGCACCAAAAAAGCACTGTGGGGCTTGTAAATACCGAGATCTTCGCAAGAGTGTCGGGGGATGTGATTATCTTTCACAGGTGGGGCATAGCAGAGGATGTCCGGTACTGGGTTGTACCGTTTATGAAAAAGGAGAACCAATAGATAAGAGAAAGAAACGGGGAAAGAAGAAATGATTAATTTCACATTAGGTTTTTTGATCGGTGTTATAACCGGTGCTGCCGGGGTTGTGTGTTTTGCGATTACATACAACAAAAATCACCCGGACGATTAGAAAGGAGAACGGTATGCTGACAAGGGACAAGAAACTGAAAGACTACGGTATTCCAACAGAGGACATTGAAAAACTGAATACGATGCTGAAAGACTTTCCGGCAGAGTACGGATACCTGCTTACCAGCGCCGCCTTGTCAGCTTGCCCTAAGAACACGGTGATAGCGGATATGGTTGTTGAGAATATCTTGCACCGGAAAAGTTACAGGAAAATCAGCAAAGAAAGATATATCCCAATGAACCCGAAGGATTTCTACGGATACAGGCGCAAGACCGTCGCTGTACTGTATGAGCGGATGAGGTTGTTGGGAGTGTGGGAGGAATAAAAATGCGGTTAATTGATGCAGACAAAATAATTGATTCTCTTGGAGGTTCGGATATGGATTTTGCAATAGGTGCAGTTATTGACGAGCAGTCGACAGCTTTTGATGTGGATAAGGTTATTGAGCAGATGGAGAATTATTTATTTGAAAAATATTGCATAGAAGGAGATACAACAATTGATGAAATTGTGAAAGGTGGTGGAATTAAATGAGTAAAGGCAAAGACATTTCCACTATGTTCACAAGAGAAGAAAATAAAAAGAATGGAAGAGCTGGATATTATCAGGCTGACAGAAGAAAAATTGATGTTATCAGTCCTGCACAGTACGGAGCATTCTTACAGAAAAGAGGTAGGAGAAGATGAGTAAATCAGTATTAGTGATTGATACACCAACAATTATTATGATTGCCCGTTCGGAACTTCATACTGCGGTGAACTTGAATATGTGGGTTATTGTGAATTAGCTGACTGTTTAGACTATGATGTAATTCTGATGACAGAAGAACATTATGATTGCGAAAGCAAATCAAGACCTGAATGGTGTCCATTGAAACCATTGCCGGAGAAAAAAGAGTATATCGTTCCGAATGACAATGTAGAATCACAAAAAGATATTATTGCGGTTGGTTGGAATGCCTGCTTGAGAGAAATTACAGAAACAAGCGATGAAAACAAGCGATAAAAAGTAAGCGATAAGAGGTGGAGAAATGATTATTTTAACTGGAAAAATCGTGTTTGTAAAGACACAGGAAGAATATTTGAGTGTTCTGAAAATGGCAAAGCTTCAGGGATTCACATGGGCGAGAGTAAACCATTTAAACCCTGTCGAAATTCCAATTCCAAACATATTGAATTTTTATAGTAGCAAGATGGTCACTTGCAGAGACAATGAAAGGATATTGTGCGAAGCGTCCGAAATCGTCAAAGATGAAGAAAAAATCAAGGATGCAGTAAAACTTGTCAGAACATTCACTAAATACCCAGACAGAACAGCATTGACGGAACCATTTATTGAGTCCTTGAAGTTGCTTGCAGATACTGTAGAAAGTCAGATGGAAGAGGTGAAGTAGATGGAGAGATTAACAGAAAGAGAAAGAAATGTTGATGGTACAGGAGTTGCAAAAGAAGAAATTACGGATGGATTATTAAAACCGTTTGCGGATAAAATTCTTACGAAACTTGCTGTTTATGAAGACTTAGAAGAACAGGGATTGCTTGTGAGACTGCCAGCTAATAAGAACGCAGAAATATACCTCATATCTTCCAGATGGACGATTTGTTCGAAATGTGGATCAAGATTTGATGAATACAGTTGTAGTGGATGTGAATACGAATGTGATAGTAAAAAAGAATATTATGTGCGTCCAACTTGTCTTTCGTCTATAAATGTAAGCTTTTATGCTAACCAATTTGGTAAAACCGTATTCCTCACCCGTGAAGAAGCTAAGAAGAAGTTGGAGGAGATTCAAAATGAATAAATGTTGTGCTAGTCAAGATGGTATATGTAGAAACTATATCTTATTCGGTGCTAAATGCGATGGATATAAAGAAAGATGCACACTGAGACCATGTTATGAAAACCTCGAAAAGGTGGCAAAAGGTTGTCAGCATAATTTGAGAAAAATGTTTGGAGTGGAGGAGTGATAACTATGTCAAACAAACCTGCACCAGACATAACGCTAAACCTTGCTATATCAGCATACCACGTACTACAGCAATATTGTACTGGACAGCCAGCGGATTGCAAAGGCTGCGGATTCTACGAACACTGTCCAGAATGTTTTCGAGGCATGCCATGTGACTGGAACTTGAATGAAGAAGGTGAAATAAATGAAGTTGAGAAATGCGACGTTGATTGATTACGGAGTGCCGCCGGACGATATACCAACATTACAAAGTCACTTGCGGAATCTTAGCGAAAGCGATAAATACAATCTGCTGCAGGTATCTATCAAATATGCACCCGGAATCGAATCACAAATCTATGACAGCATCGTGAACAGCATCGGCTATCGGACAATGGAGAAGATCAGAACGGTTCCTGCAACGGAGACTGACTTCTACGGTTATAAACGTAAGGTCATGGCGGAATACTATCATCTGGCCAAATTGATTGGCAGACTTTAAAAAAACTTAAAAAATTATAAAAGTGGTAGAGAGCTACGTACGCCCTAGTATGGTATTATAGTATATATAACTATAACTATGCTAGGGTGTTTTATGTTTGGAGGTGAGAATGTGGGAATGCCAATGGGAAAACCGCCCATGTATAAAACGGTGGATGAAATTGAAAAAAAAATCGAAAAATATTTTGAGGATTGTAAAGGATATCCTTTGACTGATAGCAAAGGCAAGCAGGTATTTAATAAATTTGGCTCACCAGTTTTTGCAGACGTTCATCCTCCAACGATTACAGGATTGGCATTGGCACTTGGATTTGCAAGCAGACAGGCGCTTTTGAATTATCAAACAAAACCAGAGTTTAATGACACGATTACGCGCGCGAAAGCCAGAGTAGAACAGTACGCAGAGGAAAGGCTATTTGATCGTGATGGTTCAAATGGCGCTCAGTTCAGCTTGAGAAATAATTTTAAGGGATGGGATGCTGATAAGAAAAATGATGATTCTGGAGATGGAAAGATTACGATTGTGAATAACATTCCAAGGCCGGAGAAACAGAATGAATGAGAATCCGATTAATCTGGATGAAATTATAGCTCCTGCCTTTTACAATGTGTTCTGGGACATTTTGGACGGAAAACACACCTATTATGATTTGTATGGTGGGCGCGGATCTACTAAATCATCTTTTGTAGGTGTAATGATTCCTTTCCTGATGATGCAGGACGCAGAGAACGGTATAATGTCAAATGCTGTTATCTTCCGTAAAGTTGGAAACACACTTCGAGAATCCGTTTATGAACAGATAGCATGGGGAATTGACGCACTCGGAGTCAATGAACTATGGGACACCAGTGTAAGCCCTATGCAGTACACTTATAAGCCTACTGGACAGAAAATCATATTCAGAGGACTGGACAAGGCAAAAAAGACTAAATCTATTAAAGCAAGCAAGGGATATTTCAAGTATCTCTGGTTCGAGGAACTTGACGAATTTTCGGGCATTGAAGAAATTCGTACAGTGCAGCAGTCAGTCCTTCGAGGCGGCAGTAAGTTTGTTGTATTTAAGACATTCAATCCGCCAATTAGCCGGAGTAACTGGGCGAATGTGTATGTAGAAGAGCCACGAGACGACAGCTACAGGCATAAGAGCGATTACAGATCAGTTCCTGTTGAATGGCTTGGACAGCAATTTATTGATGATGCGGAGCATTTGAGAAAGACAAATCAGAGAGCTTACGACCATGAATATTTAGGACTTCCGGTTGGACTTGGAACAAATATTTTTGAGCTGTTGGAGATTCGGACAATAACAGATGAAGAGATTCAGAAGTATCAAAGCATTTACCAGGGACAGGACTGGGGGTGGTATCCAGATCCTAAAGCATTTCTCCGTGTAGCTTATGTCCCTAATCAGGAAAAAGTTTTTTTATTAGACGAACTTGGAGGTCCCAAGATAAGAAACAAGGAAATGGCTAACCAGATAAAGAAAAAAGGATATGATGATTATTCAATATCTTGCGGAGTTGATGAAGAAGAAAGTATTATTGACTTTCGAGATGCAGGGCTTCCAGCACGTAGGGCCATTGTTACACCGGGAAGCCGCAAATATACTTTTGAGTGGTTACAGTGCCGAACATTAGTTATTGATCCGGCACGAACGCCTAGAGCATACAAGGAAATTATTAATTATGAGCACGAAGTAGATAGCAATGGAGAAGTTATCGCAGATTATCCAGATGGTAACGATCACTGGATAGATTCTCTCAGGTATGCGACAAGTCCATTGTCGATGAGAAGGGGGAACAGTGCATAAAATGTTAGATAGGTACTTTTCAGATAAAATAAATAAATTCTTAAGCATCGGCTTAAAATATATGGATCATCTGACATTAACGAAATCTTAAAAGTTGTAGAATATGAAGACATTATTGTGCGAGATACTTCTGTAAGATGGATGGATTTTAAAAGGTAGATTAAATGGGACTTATAACAACACTAAAAAGGTGGTTTAACATGATATTCAAAAAACAAGCCGAAGAGGATTTTAATATCCAGGCAGCAGAATTCCCAGAGATGGAAGCACTGATTAACCGATGTGCGAACATCTACAGAGGTGCACCAGACTGGTTAGATGATAAGGATAATATCAAGACGATTAATTTTGCTAAATCTGTCTGCTCAGAGACAGCTCGGCTCGCAACATTGGCGATCGGCATTCAGATAGATGGCTCCGCAAGGGCTACATGGCTACAGGAACAGATTGACAAAGTGTATTTCCAGATTCGTCACTGGGTAGAATATGGATGCGCTTATGGAACAGTATTTATCAAGCCAAACGGTGAGAGCCTTGACGTATTTACTCCGGCAGACGTGATGATTGTGGATTACGACAACCAGGAAATTAAAGGTATTATATTCAAGGATTCTTATACTGTTGGACGGAAATACTACACAAGGCTTGAATATCATAGATTTGTTGAGACCACTGTGGATGGCGTAACGACCTATCCGTACTACGTTTCAAATAGAGCTTATGTATCAAAATCTCCTCAGAGCATCGGCGATAAGATTGACCTCAAACAGACCAAATGGGCTGACCTCATGGCAGATACACCGCCGATTCTCAAGGCAAATGGGGAGAAGCTGGACGGACCGTTGTATGGAGTACTGCGGACACCACAGGCGAACAATGTGGACATCAGCACACCACTTGGACTTCCGATATTTGCAGAAGCTATCGAAGAATTAAAAGACCTCGACATTGCATACAGCCGTAACGCCGGAGAAATTTTCGATTCTCAGAAGATTGTTCTGGCAGATGATAGACTGCTGATGCCAAGTGGCACACCTGTGTCAGCTATGTCACCACAGGGCATGGAGAACAGACGGAACGAGATGAGATTACCGCACTTTGTCAAGAATGTATTCGGACAGGACGAAAAAGAATTCTACCAAGAAATCAATCCACAGCTCAACACAGATACCCGTATAGCCGGCATAAATGCCCTTTTAAGCCAGTTAGGATATAAGATTGGATTCTCTAACGGGTACTTTGTTTTCAACGAATCTAGTGGCATTCAGACGGCTACAGGAGTAGAAGCGGAACAGCAGAGGACAGTGCAGTTTATTAAAGACGTTCGAGACAAACTAGAATCCTGTCTGGATGAAGTTATTTACGCATTGAACGTTTATGCTGACCTGTACGGGCTTGCGCCTGTTGGAGCATATGAAGTCAATTATGATTTCGGAGACATTCTCTATGTTAGAGAAAACGACCGTGCAAGATGGTGGCAGTATGTGACCACTGGCAAGGTTCCGGCATGGTTGTATTTCGTGAAGTTTGAAGGAATGACTGAGGAAGAAGCAAAAGCAATGGTCGAAGAAGCTCAGCCAGACGAACCGAAATTATTTGGAGAGGAGTAAGAAGATGGCAGACAAACCAGTAACAAGGGAAGAAAAATATCTTGCGTACTTGACAGGTGATTATAAAGGCGAACTCCCAAAGCCGATCACGCGAAAAGAAAAGTATTTATACGAATTATGTTTAAAAGGAATAGGCGGGGAGATTCCGCCGGAAGAAATCAAAAACGCAGTAAATGAGTACCTTGAAAAGAATCCAGTCAAACCCGGAGCCACCACAGAACAGGCACGGCAGATCGAGCAGAACAAGACAGACGTTGCTGCATTGAAGGAAGAAACTGGTTCGCTAAAGGAAGATTTAGTTGAATTAGGCAATAAAACATTGCATGAAGAATATGCTGATTTATTACACGGGAAAGAACCAAAAGAAAGCTGGTATATAGACGCATCAAATGGAACTGGGAGAACATTGGCACAATTTTTTTCTTATATAGATATTGATGTGTCTGAATATATAGGGAAAAAATTATATCCATATACATCACATAAGGGTACAACTGTTTATCACTCATCGAGGAGTGTTGTTTTTTATGATGAAAGCGGCGCATTTATTTCAGGAACTGGTGTTAGCAGTAATAATCCAATAAATGGAATCGAAGTTCCTAAAAAATCAAAAACTGCATCCATATGTTTTAATTATGAAAGTGATAATAACCAACCAATTAAACCACAAGTTTATTATCTAGCAATTAATAGAGAAAATAAAAATAAGCTGATGCTTAAAAAAGATGTTTTGATAGATTATGAACAAATTCAAAACAAACCTATCATCCCAACAAAAATGAGCGAACTTGAAAATGATATTGTAATAGATAATGTAAATGATGTTCAAACGATACGAAAGCCAACTATTTCATTTATTTTTGATGATGGATTACCGAGTACATCAGATTTGGTCTCATTATTTGATTCATATGGATGGAAATGTGGCTTTGCTATATTAGCAAATTCAAATCTTCCAAATATCAAAGATAATTTCTTATCATATCAATCTAAAGGTTATGAGATACTATCCCATAGTACCGATGGAGTAGCTATGCAAGATGATTCTTTAACGATTGATGATGTGGAAACAAAAATGAAAAAGTCAAAAGAAATCTTGATAAACAATGGATTTAATATAACTGGATGGGTTACACCAAGTACTTGGTTAAACAATAAATATTTTGATAATTTGTGTAAATATTACGAATATGGTTTTGGTCATTTAGATACCAATCAAGTTGTTAATCATCATGTATTTTGGGGTAATGATATCCGCCAACTCGAAAGATGGTCTTTGCAATCAAAAACATTAGAGCAAACAAAAACTGAAATAGACTCAACTATTAATGAATGTGGATATTTATGTTTTTATGCTCATGCATATCCGTCAACCCAAAATGATAATTTTACAATTGAAAATATGAAAATCATCATGGACTATATCAAAAAATATATAGATAACGGAAAGGTACAAGTTTTGACTCCAAGATGCGCAATAAATGATTATTACACGGTAAGACATAGTGATTTGCTTGATTTATATAAAAAAGTAATTAACTAAAGAGGGCTTTAGTGAACCAGTAAAATTCAAAATATGTACCACGACTTTTATCGAAAGAGGTGATATACTATGCTTAGTCCTGAATATTTACGCCGGATAACAGAGGGTAGTGAACAAATTGCTGAAGAATTGCATCAGTATATCATCTCTGAGATCGTGTCGAGAATGGTAGCAAGAATCGGCAGAGGCGAGGACTATATTCTGACCAACGCTGATGCATGGAGAATCAGAACGCTACAGGAATCTGGTGAGCTACTAGAGGACATTCTGGCAGAACTATCAAAATACACCAAACGCGAACAACAGGAACTCCTTGAAGCGTTTGAAGATGCTGGAATCACTGCAATGAACTATGATGATAAGGTATACAAAGCGGCAGGATTAAGCCCTGTACCGCTTGAACAGTCGCCATCTATGATAAGGCTCATGGAGCGGAATATGCTTGCGACTATGGGCGAGTGGAAGAACTTCACGAGAACAACCGCAAGTGCCGCCCAGAGACTCTATATCGAACAATGCGACCTTGCCTATAATCATGTAATGACTGGAGCAGTTGGGTATACGCAAGCCATCAAAGAGGCAGTCAATAACGTTGTATCAGATGGTGTTACTGTCACATATCCATCTGGCAGAAAAGACACAATTGAAACAGCAGTAGCACGTTCTGTCAGAACTGGCGTAGCACAGGCTGCGGGAGATATATCTCTCAAACGCATGGAAGAAATGGACTGGGATTTGATTTTGGTCAGTGCTCACATAGGAGCCAGAACGGGTGACGGCGGTGAGAATCCAGGGAATCACTCATGGTGGCAAGGCAAGATATACTCTCGTTCTGGAAAGAGTAAGAAATTTCCGCCGTTCTCATTGACCGGATATGGGACAGCAAGTGGACTGTCAGGGGTCAACTGTCGGCATAGCTTCGGGGCCAGTGATGGAAAATTCAATCCCTACGCAGAATTATCAGCACAGGACAAAGCCGACAAGGGAAAGCAGTATGAAAAAGAACAACGGCAACGTACTTATGAGCGTAGAATCCGCAAAACGAAGAGAGAGGTTCTTGGACTGCAAGCGGCGGTTGATAACTGCAAGGATGAACAGGCAAGATTTGCACTCCAGCAAGACCTTGACCGGAAGTCTTATCTTCTCCAAAAGCAAAATGCTGCATACAAAGATTACTGTAAACAGAATGACCTGAGGGAACTGCAAGACCGCCTTATGATAGCGAAGTGGAACCGCCAGAATGCCGCTAAAGCCAGAGGAGCGGCAAAGAGATATAAAACAGCAAAGGGGATTGACTGATGGATAAATGGGAGTATTTTAATCCTAATCCTGTTAAGGGTAAGAGAACCGGAGATTGCGTTGTCCGGGCAATATGCAAGGCAACCGGGTTTGACTGGGAAACGGTATTCGCCGGATTAATGGTGCAGGCATGTACTCTGTCAGATATGCCAAGTGCAAACTATGTCTGGGGAGCATACCTTTATAAGCATGGGTACAGGCGCAAACTGATTGAACAGTCAGAACGATATATCTATACAGTCAACGACTTCTGCACAGACCATCCGACAGGTACGTACATCCTCTGTATAGATGGTCATGTGGTGACGGTACAAGAGGGCAAATATTTCGATACATGGAATAGCGGTAATGAGATCCCAGTATATTACTGGGAAAAGGAGTAACTAAATGAGCATATCAGAATTTGTACAAATATTCCTCTCTATCTGCGGAGGAGTGTCTATTATTGGAGGAGCGGCAGCCGTAATCTTTAAATGGATTACACCGGCGTTTCGACTTAATAAACGAGTAGAGACACTGGAAGAACATGATAGACGAGACTATGAAAGCCTTCGGAGAATCGCAGAACGAGATTCATTAATTCTGGAAGTGTTGTCGACCATGTTGGACAGCCAGATCAGTGGGAATAACGTCGAGGAATTAAAAAAAACAAAACAGAAGCTTACAAATTATCTTGCACAGAATCAGCGTTAGCATTAGTAAGGGGTATGCTCATGAAATTATATGTGTTCACAAAGAAAGATATAGACAGGTTCTTGGCAGAGTGTAATTTTACACCGGACGAAGAAAGACTGTTCCGGCTGAGATGTAAGGAATATACGCTTGAATATTGTGCTGAGAAAATGAACGTGAGCATATCTACGGCGAAACGATTAAGCCGGAGGGTGAATAATAAAATAATTAAAGTGTGTTAAAAATATGGAGAGGATATTTCTACCCTCTCCTTTTTTATTTCTCACAATCTTCCAAGACAGCTCGCTCTAACAGCTGTCTCACATAATCCGGACATTTGCTTTTTCCGGATTCCCAGTTTTCGAGCGTTCTAACCGGTATGTTGTACCTCCTTGAGAATTCTGCTCGGGATATCTTTAAGTGTTCACGCATTTCCATAGTGGACATATTTTCTTTTTGCTTCAGATCATCTTCCATAGATCCTTTTGTTTTGTAAGACATGAATCCTACCGCGGATGGGAAAATACGGGTATAACTGGTTTTGCCTTCGTCGATCCATGTAATGCTGACATACACCTTTGCACATAAATATGGCCATTCCGGACTTAATATAGTACCGTCCGCATATACACAAACATCACATTCTTCAGCAATAGAATTATCATATATGATACGATCGACTTCTTCTTTAAAGAATTTCGCACGGCAATAGGCCACGATATCGTCTAACTGGTATCCGTCGCATTCAGGTATAAAACTTTTGATCTGTTTTCGCTTGATCTCCCATAGATTCGTGCTATAATCTTTATCCATTTTAACGAGGCTGTCGACAAACCCACCGACAGGAGAGGGATTTAAGATTTTGTAAGCTACATCAAGTTCGGCTTCAGATTTTCCACAGCCTTTCTTGAAATCATGCATTAATTCATCCATCATGGATTCAAATTCAGATTGATTATATCTATACATACATTTCGTCCTCATTTCTATCAATGCTCTTTGACATATTTATGTATACGCTCATATAAATTCATTTCATTTCGGTTCGCCATTAATTCGCTTAAATCGTTTGAATCATAATTTGTAGAATATACGGCATAACTGCGATTTTTGATAAACCATGAAGCTTCTTTGATGTTGCTAAGAATCTCCATATCTTTAGCTCTTTTTTCTGCACGAGCAGGTCTGTCTTCGGCTTCGTATTTTCTAACGAGAGCAGATAAATATGAAATCATGTTTTTTCTTATATCTTCAGCCCATGCAATCTGTTTTGGACTTCCGACGAGTTCAACTAATTTTTGTTCCATTGTTTTCGCTTCCTCCCATGCTTTCTTAAGACCGGAGGATATAGTTAATGCTGACTTTTTAACCAGTTCCCATGCTCTTTTCATAATGTTTGATAAGTTATATTTTTTCATTTTGTTTTCCTCCGTTCCTTTGATGATTATATAATACCACCAATTTGGTGGTGTGTCAATACTTTTTCGATACTTTTTTGAACTTTTTAGATTGATACATCTATGCAAAAATATAATCAGAAAGGCGGTGCATAAGATGGCATTATATAACAATCCTTATCAATATAGTTTTGGTGTTCCGGGACAGATGAACCAGTTCCAGCAACAGCCTGTCCAGATGCCAGTTCAACCAGCGCAACAACCGCAACAGAATAACAATGGTATCCTGTGGGTATCTGGCGAAGTCGGTGCAAAATCCTATCTAGTAGCACCTGGGACAAGTGTTTTACTGATGGATTCAGAGAGCGAAAAGTTCTACATAAAATCTACAGACGCTTCTGGTATGCCACAACCATTACGGACGTTTGAATACCATGAAGTAGGCACTCAGATGCCACCTAAGCAGCCTGTTCAGAACATGGACAGTAAATATGTCACCAGACAGGAATACGACGATTTAAAGGGTAAATACGAAGCTATCATAAACCGATTAAATTCTTTTTCTGAACCTGTTAGGGCTAATACCGTGCAGGAATCAGCAGTCAAGGGAGGAAACGCAGATGAGTAATCCATTATTCAATGCCCTCGGTGGTGGGATGCCACAGGGAAACGGGCCAATGCAGATGATGCAGCAGTTTATGCAGTTTAAACAGAATTTTAAGGGAGACCCGAAAGCAGAAGTTGAGAAAATGTTGCAGTCTGGAAAGATTTCTCAGCAGCAGCTTAATCAGGTTCAGCAGATGGCAGGACAGTTTCAACACATGTTGAAAGGAATGAAATAGTACATTACAATCTGGCCAGATTGATGTAAATACACAAAAAGGAGATTATATTATGGATGGAAATTATAGCTTAGCAGATATTGCCGCTGCTACTGGAAACGGTAGAAATAATGACGGCATGTTTGGCGGAGATGGTAGCTGGTGGATTATTGTTTTATTCATTTTTGCTTTCTTCGGATGGGGAAACAACGGCTGGGGCAATAATGGCAATGGCGGCGGATATGCAGCCACAGCAGCTACTCAGGCAGACATTCAGAGAGGATTCGACAATTCAGCGGTAATCAGCAAACTTGATGGAATCAACAGTGGCCTGTGCGATGGCTTTTATGCCATGAATAATGGTATGCTTACCGGATTCAATGGAATCAACACAAACATCATGCAGACCGGCTTCGGAATCCAGCAGGCTATTAATGCCGATACTGTGGCTAATATGCAGAATACTAATGCTTTACAGGCACAGCTTGCGAACTGTTGCTGCGAAACCAGAGAAGCAATTCAGGGCGTAAATTACAATATGGCACAGAACACCTGCGCATTGCAGAACACCATGAACAGCAATACAAGAGACATTATTGACAGTCAGAACGCTGGAACAAGAGCCATTCTTGACTATCTTTGCAATGAAAAGATTTCTAGTCTGCAGGCTGAGAATAATGATCTCAGACGTGCTGCATCTCAGGATCGCCAGAGCGCACTTCTCACAACTGCAATGGCTTCTCAGACACAGCAGCTCATTAATGCAATCAATCCAGCACCGATTCCGGCATATCAGGTTCCTAACCCGAACACATATTACGGATGTGGATGCGGATGCAACACCGGATGCAATTGCTGATAACTTCATATCGAGAGTATCTTTCGATTGATTCGAATGTCGGCTTATGCCGTATTACACAGAGGGGCAGGCTGAGACCTGTCCTTTTGTGATATGAAAGGAGTATTTTTATGGCAGAATTTACAAATGTGGCTGCTCAGACTGTAGCAGCAAATGGAAACGTAGTATTTTCAAACACAGCAGTTAAAGGTTCTAACTGCATTCAGCACAGAGAGGGAAGTGGAATCATCACTCTAAGAGGACTGACTAACCAGTGTAAAGCGAGATTCTTCGTGGATTTTTCTGGTAATATCGCAATTCCAACAGGCGGTACTGTCGGAGCTATCTCACTGGCTATTGCAATTTCTGGTGAGCCGGTTCTTTCTTCTCAGATGATTTCCACACCGGCAGCAGTAAATCAGTACAATAATGTGTCCGCAGGTATCTATATTGATGTGCCTCGCGGATGTTGCGTTAATATCGCAGTAGAGAACACAAGCGATCAGGCAATATCTGTTGCGAACGCAAATATTGTTGTGACCAGAGAAGCGTAGGAGGTGCGATTATGAGAGACATTAAAGACTTATGTGCAAGAATTGAAGACGAACTGTCCAAAATCGCTGATAATGGACTGACCACTGGAAATCTGGAAATGACATACAAACTGATTGATATGTACAAAGACATAAAGAACACGCAGTACTGGGACAAGAAAGTGGAGTACTATAACACTGTCCTTGATGAGATGCGTGGCGGATACAATGACGATTACAGCGAACGTGGAAGAAAGCGCGACAGCATGGGGAGATACAGCGCAAATGACGGCAGAATGATGCCGGATTATGACCGAGGCAGTTCTTATGCCAGACGTGGTGAGCATTATGTTAGAGGACATTACAGCCGCTCTGACGGACGAGATGCTTATGACGACTATATGACACAGAAACAGAGCTATCGTTCCGGCAAGTCTGAAGACTGCAAAAGAAAGATGCTCGCCGCATTGGAAGAACATCTGGACGAACTTACAACAGAAATGAGTGATATGTCCAAGGATGCAGAGTGCCGGGAAGAACGTGATCTTGTCAAGAGATACGTAGAAAAACTCCGTGATATGCTCTAAAAACACAAAAGTGGTAGAGAGGTAGTTAAAAGAAATCTGTTATAATGTAATTGTGCAGCAGGAAGCACAAGTAAAACGGTTGTTTTTGACATTTTCGTTTTAATCCTCCTTCCTTTAATTTAGTAGCTGGTACGCACGCTTTAACGGAAAGTTGAACAGGTTCGAATCCTGTCGTGCGTATTTGCCATCTGGCACGCAAGATGGCTCACCTCCTTGATTAAGGTTTTTGTTATTCATACTTTTCTTTTAAAAAAGAAATAAATATCCGAAACAACTCGTGGCAGGCATGACACGTTAAACACCTTGCTAACCCGGGAATCCGGGTTGTGTGGAATGTACGCTAGTGGAAAACTGACAGAGTCGCACTCTGGTCTCCGGTTCGATTCCGGGCGCTCCGCTTTAATCCGCTTAGAGTTAAGCTGTTTGTATACAGGTGGTCTATGTCTCAGGTGGATTTACGCTATAGCGAAAGAAGTGAAATTCACCCCAGTTTCTTTTTAGAGGGTTGGCCGTTATAGGCGGCATGGAATGTAGCTCAGTGGTAGATCGCACTGTAAATGTGAGGTCGCAGGTTCGATTCCTGCCTTTCCGATTACCTTGCCAGTGGTCTAACTGGCTTAATCCATTTACCTGCGGCGGCAGGTCAATAAACACGACCAGGAGGATGTTATGCAGAAACTTATTGACACTTTAAAATCGTTTGGAATTGAAATCCCGGAGGATAAACAGGCAGATGTAAAGAAAGTACTCTCTGAGAATTACAAGAATGCAAAGGAAGTTGCAAAAACTCTGTCAAAAGTCGAGGGAGAACGTGATGACTGGAAAGTACGTGCTGAGACAGCAGAAGAAACCTTAAAAAGTTTTGACGGTATCGACCCGGCAAATATTAAAAGCGAGTTAGAGACTTGGAAACAGAAAGCGGCAGATGCAGAGAAAGAATTCAATGCAAAAATCTACGACCGTGATTTCTCGGATGCTCTGAAAGCGGCACTCGATGACGTTAAGTTTTCCAGCGAAGCGGCAAAGAAATCAGTCATGGCAGACATCAAAGAAGCAGGTCTTAAACTGAAAGACGGTAAAATCCTTGGCCTGAACGATCTGATCGAGCAGATGAAGCAGTCTGACGCATCTGCTTTTGTGGATGAATCTCAGCAGCAGGCTCAGCAGAATCAGGCAAGATTTACCACTCACGTTGGACAGCAGCAGACACCGGGAAGCATGACTAAAAAAGATATCGAAGCGATCAAAGACCCGTCCGAGAGACAGGCTGCAATTGCTCAGAATATCCAGTTATTCCAGTGATTTTTTACACCGACTATACGCCAGAGTATAGCCGCTAACCCAATACCTTAATAGTTATGGGTAGAAAGGATTTTTTATATGGCAGCAAAAGCTAATCTTATTATGACAAATGATATCCAGGTCACGGCACGTGAGATTGACTTTGTAACCAGATTCGAAAGAAACTGGGAGCACTTGCGTGAGATTCTTGGTATCATGCGTCCAATCAAAAAGACACCCGGAGCGGTTCTTAAATCAAAATACGCAGAAGGCACATTGCAGGACGGAAATGTTAAAGAGGGCGAAGAAATCCCTTACAGCAAATTCACTGTAAAAGAAAAGCCTTATGCAGAAATGAGCATTGAGAAGTACGCAAAGGCTGTATCTATCGAAGCAATCAAGGATCACGGTTATGAGAACGCTGTTCAGATGACCGATGACGAATTCCTTTTCCAGCTTCAGACCAATGTTACCAGCAGATTCTATGACTATCTGAAAACCGGTACGCTTACTTCCACAGAAACTACATTCCAGATGGCTCTGGCAATGGCTAAGGGTCGTGTTGAAAACAAATTCAAGCAGATGCACAGAAATGTGACTGGTGTTGTTGGATTTGTGAACATTCTGGACGTATATGAATACCTCGGAGCAGCTGAGATCACTATTCAGAACCAGTTCGGATTCCAATACATGAAGGATTTCATGGGATTCAATACCATCTTCCTGTTATCTGACAGTGAGATCCCACGTGGACAGGTTATCGCTACTCCTGTCGAGAACATCGTACTTTACTATGTTGACCCGAACGAATCTGACTTCGCAAGAGCAGGTCTTGTGTATACCGTTTCCGGTGAGACAAACCTGATCGGATTCCATACTCAGGGCAACTATCACACAGCAGTGTCTGAGGCGTTCGCGGTTATGGGACTTACTCTTTTTGCGGAGTACATTGATGCAATTGCAGTAATTACCATTGATGAGACACCAGCACTTGGCACTCTGGTAGTAACATCTGCGGAAGGAACAGCAACTGGTGATACAAAAATCACTGTAAATCCGGCTAAGGAAAACTCCAACAACGTATACAAATACAAAGTTGCGGCAGACGCAGTAACTGTCGGATATGGTCAGAACCTCAGAAACTGGAGCACTTGGGATGGAAAAGCCGATATCACAGCGGCAACCGGACAGAAGATCACAGTAGTTGAGTGTGATGGAACATACAAGGCACTGAATGCCGGAAGTGCAAGCGTAACAGCAAAATGATAAACGTGGGAGGCAGCTGGCATGGCTTATGCAGATTATAAATTCTATACAGAATCATTCGGCAATGTCGTGCCAGAAACCGACTTTCCACGACTGGCAGAAAAAGCCAGTGATTTTGTGGACACAATGACGTTTGACAGACTGGTGGACGGACTGCCAACAAACGAACGCTCACAGAAGCGTATCAAAAAGGCAGTCTGTTCATTGGCTGAATTAATGTATCAGATTGATCTTGCCGAGAAGAATGCTATCAATCAGGCATCAGCAAATGTGACCGACACAAATGTCGGTGGCAAATCAACAGGCATTGTAACATCTGTATCTTCTGGCAGTGAATCCATCTCTTACGCAACGCCACAGCAGATTGGAGCAAGTGCAAAGGAATGGAGTGCAGTGTATGCCGCCGCCGGAGATGTACAGAAAACGAATGATTTACTCTTAAAGACAGCTTTACCGCTTCTGATGGGAGTAAGGACGGATGATGGAATACCAATTTTATATGCGGGGGTGTGATTATATGGACATTTCAACATTAGGCTCATGCATAGCAATCGTTATGATTTGCTACATCGTAGGAATGGGCTGCAAAGCATCAAGAAGAATCTCTGATGAATGGATTCCAGTAATCATGGCGGTTATTGGCGGAATTCTTGGAGCTGTCGGAATGGGAGTTATCCCGGATTTCCCGGCAACGGACTATATAACGGCAGTTGCGGTTGGTATGTTTAACGGATTGTCAGCAACCGGAGTAAATCAGGTTATTAAGCAGACAGTACAGAAAGAATGATTAAGGAGAGGGTATCATGTATAGCAAAACTGTGACGATTTTTGATTATTATGAATCAGCCACGACAGGAGATGCGTACTGGTATCCTCATGTTTTATCTGGCGTTGACCTGATTACGGACAAAGGAGCAATCCTTAAAAAGTACGGGCCAGACGCAACTGACAACGCACAGTTACACATCCGATATACCGTCCAGAACGGCGATATAACCATTACTGACAAAGACGGCAAGATTCTTCCATGGGTGCCGCCTAAAGAGTGGAAAAGGCAGATTAACAACGCTCTGGAGGACACTATTACATTCTCGGATGAATCATTCTTCTGGGAGGGTGAGTGGACTGGCGGAACGGTAATTGACAGTGATTACCGAAACGGATTCTACCAGTACATGAATGAGAACAAGGACAACGTGTTTAAGATTACCAGTGTAGGCGGTCCGTATACGCTGATTCCACACTTTGAGATTCTGGGTAAGTAATATGAGTAAAATTCATCATTTCAAAGGATTCTCCGTAGTCGATGGAGATATGAAAATCAAACTAAATATGGACAGGTTCTCCAGACAGTATCAAGAAGCCCAGTATCTCCTTGATGGGATGGTTATGGACAGTATGGTACCGTTTATGCCGATGATTTCAGGAGATTTCATTAACGAGACAAGGGCAAAAAGTTCATCTATGCAAGGCACAGGATTTGTTTGTGCGGCGGCGGCACCTTACGGTAGATTCCTCTATATGGGAAAAACGATGGTGGATGAACTGACTGGAAGTCCTTATGCTCGACAGTACGCAAAGAAAGTTCTTGTTAGTCAGTTTTCTGGTCAGACAGCTGCAAAGGAAAATCTTGAATACACCAAACAAGCTCACCCACAGGCGCAGGCAAAGTGGTTTGATGCTGCTAAACGACAATACGGTAGCACATGGATTCGTAAAGTAAAAGCACAGGCAGGAGGTGGCAGACATGGCGGATAAACCTATCGGAAAAGATGCAACTGGATATGAGATTCTGACAGATGCCATGAAAGCACTTTTGAACCAGTATCCAGGGCTATACGAAAATGAAACAATCAAATTTGAGGAACTCGGTAAAGAATCCGGAATCGCTTTCTCAGCAGACAACGGAGCTTTAGTCTATTCGGAAAAAGAAGATGTATGTGGAGTAATGCATCAGGTATGCCAGTACCCATTTTATGTAGTGTACCGAACAGCATCCGACAAAGAACGGCAGAAGTTATCTGTTCAGAAGTTTCTGGACAATCTCGGTAAATGGATATGTCGAGAACCAGTTATTATAAATGGCTCTGAGACACACTTAAATGCGTTTCCTAAGCTTTCGCAAGGAAGAGTAATAAAACGTATCACTCGTGACAACTCTTATGGTTTAGAACCACAGGAGAGCGGTGTGCAGGATTGGCTATTGCCATTATCAGTACGCTACGAAAATAATTACGAAGTAATATAACAAGTAACAACCGGCTATCAATCGGAGATAGTCGCTAACCTACACAGCCTTTAAAAGTTATAGGCAGAAAGGACATTTCTATGCCAGTTACAGGAAAAATTGATCGTAAATATATGGCTCATTACATTGATTCTGGTTCTCTTTGTGGAGGACTGACACCAAAATATGAGCGTCTCGGAAAAGATCTGGAAGAGTACAATATCGACCTCAATCCAGATACTGAAACATCTAAAAACATTCTCGGAGAATCCACATTTAAGCACAATGGCTACGAAGCTTCTTCTGATGCTGATCCATTCTATGCAGATGCCACATCAGACCTGTTCGAAAAGCTTCAGCAGATCGTTGATGAACGTCTTAAAGACGATAATTTGAAAACAAGTGCAGTTGAAGTACATCTCTGGAAAGAAGCAACAGCCGGTAAATACGAAGCATACAAGCAGGATTGTCATGTTGTGCCGACTTCCTACGGCGGTGATACATCCGGCTATCAGATTCCGTTCACAGTTAATTACGTTGGAGAGCGCGTCAAAGGTAAATTTGACATTACTTCCGGCTCATTTACAGCTGACAGCGAATAATCTTTAGGAGGGCGTAGAAAATGGCAAAGACAATTAACACAAATATTGATGATGGAATTCTTAATTTCACATTCACGAATAACGAAGACGAAGTTTTTTCTTCTTTCAAGCTTAATCCAACCGATATCAATGTCGTAGCACGTGCGGAAGAAGTAATAGAATACTTTAAACAGTTCGAAGATTCTATTCAGAAAGCCACATCAGGTAAAGAAATGGCGGAGCTGAACAAACAGATCGAAGACAAAATCAACTATCTACTCGGATATGAAGCGTCCAGAGACCTGTTCAAAGAGCCAATCACAGCAACTACTGTATTTGGAAATGGTCAGATTTTCGCTTACATTGTTCTGGATAAGATTGCAGAAACAATTGCACCGGTAATTGAAAAGAGAAAGAAGAAAATGCAGGCAGCAGCTAATAAGTACACGGAGAAGTATATAAAATGACCGCCTATGAGTTACCCACCTCACTAAAAATCGGTGAGGTGGATTTTTCTATCAGAACAGATTTTCGCGCGATTATTGACATTCTAATTGCCATGAACGACCCGGAATTAGACGAGCAGGCAAAAGCAGTTGTTATGTTGCAGATTCTGTTCGAGGATTGGCAGAGTATACCGCCGGAACACTTATCTGAAGCTTGTCAGAAAGCTTGTGAGTTTATTGATTGTGGTCAAGTTGACGATAGTCCGAATAAGCCTAAACCACGTTTGATGGACTGGGAACAGGATGGAGACATGATTGTTCCAGCAGTAAACAAGGTTGCTGGTAAAGAAATCAGAGCAGTGCCATACATGCACTGGTGGACGTTTTTCGGATACTTTATGGAATCCGGTGAATGCTTATTTAATACGGTCGTTGGAATCCGTTCAAAAAAAGCAAAGGGTGAAAAGCTCGATAAATGGGAAAAGAAATTCTATCAGGAGAATAAGAACATTATTGATATAAAAACACGTCTCAGCGATGAGGAGCAAGCTTATAAAGATAAGCTGAATGAGATGTTGAACCTCAAATAGTTAGGAGGTGGACACATGGCTGCTGATGGCTCAGTCATTATTGATACCAGAATGGACACATCAGGCGTGCAAAACGGCGTATCAGCAATCAGACAGTCTTTTAACGGACTTGGCAGCGTAGTAAAAAAAATAGGCGTATTGATTGGCGGAGCATTTGCAATTGGGAAACTGGCCCAGTTTGGGAAAGAGTGCGTAGAACTTGGTTCTAATCTGTCAGAAGTGCAGAACGTGGTCGATGTCACATTTACCACCATGTCGGATAAGGTTAATGAATTCGCAAAGAACGCTATGACCTCAGCCGGGCTGTCAGAGACGATGGCAAAACAATATGTTGGTACGTTCGGAGCAATGTCTAAGTCGTTCGGATTCTCAGAGCAGCAGGCTTACGATATGTCAACGGCTCTGACACAGCTAACTGGTGATGTGGCATCATTTTATAACATCAGTCAAGACTTGGCTTATATTAAGCTGAAATCAGTGTTTACGGGAGAAACGGAAACACTCAAGGACCTCGGCGTGGTAATGACCCAGTCAGCACTAGACCAGTACGCACTGGCAAACGGCTATGGAAAAACCACATCCGCCATGACCGAGCAGGAGAAAGTAGCTCTGCGTCTGGCTTTTGTGCAGAAACAGTTGTCTGCTGCATCTGGTGACTTTATTCGTACTTCTGACAGCTGGGCGAACCAGGTGCGAGTGATGCAGTTACAGCTGCAATCTCTCAAAGCAACAGTCGGACAGGGATTAATCAACCTCTTTACTCCTGTTCTGAAAGTTATCAATATCTTACTCGGTAAGTTAGCAACTCTGGCAAATGCCTTCAAGTCATTTACGGAGTTAATCACCGGAAAGAAGTCTTCTGGACAAACAGGCGCGAGTGGCGCAGGCCTTGCCGGAACGGATGCAATAGCCGACACAGCCGATCAATACGGAGAAGCTGCCGATAATGCTGAAAAGCTGGCAGGCGCAACAAATGACACAGCGGATACAACTAAGAAAGCCACTAAGGCAGCAAAGGGATATCTTAGTCCTTTAGATGAAATAAATAATTATTCAACGGACAAAAGTACGGATTCATCTTCAAAAGCACCGAGCGCAACTGGCGGCCTTTTAGATCAAATGAAAGATGTTGTGCAAAATGTTGATTACGGAAAGTTGGCAGAGGGCGAGACAGTTCTTGATAAAATGTCAAAACCGCTAAAAAAGATAATCGACAGATTTAAACAGCTGGCTAAGTTAATTGCAAAAGGATTCTGGGATGGATTAGGAGATTACGAGCCGATTTTTGACGGAATAAAAAAGGATCTTGATTCCATATGGAAATCTTTAAAGGATATCTTCACTGATCCAGAAGTTGTTAAGGCGGCAAATAAGTTCTTAGATTCATTTGCATATGCAATTGGACAAGTTGCTGGCTCATTTGCCAGAATCGGATTGACAATTGCGCAAAACATTATAGGCGGAATTGAAAAATTTTTAAAGCAGAACACGCAAAGAATAAAGAACTATCTGATAGATATGTTCAACATCGGTGCTGAAATTTCACAAATCGCAGGAAATCTTGCAGTTGCTTTCGCAGATGTTTTCTCAGTTTTTGGTGGAGAAACCGCGCAGCAGATCACAGCAGATTTAATTGGGATTTTTGCTGAAATTGGAATGACCGTCACAGAAACGGCTGCAAAACTTGGCAGAGATATCCTTAACATGATTGCACAGCCTTTTATCGACAACAAGGACATTTTAAAGTCAGCAATCGAGGGTAGCCTCGGAGTAATAGAAACCGTAACAAGTGGGGTCTTAACAGTTGTTCAAAACCTTAGTGACGCAGTATCAAGATTATACGATGAACATGTAAAACCGTTCTTTGATTCTATAGCAGACGGACTATCAAGTATACTTGAAACTCTAATAACTGGATATAACACATACATTCTTCCAGTGCTACAAGGACTGGCGGAACAAATCAAAGGGCTGTTAGAGGGACCGTTGGGGGATGCTATCCTAAAAATAGAAGCATTTCTCGGTAAGCTCATTGATTCTCTGAAGCTTCTGTGGGAATCGGTATTAGTACCTTTAATCAACTGGATAATTGCGAATTTGCTTCCGGTTGTGGCAAAGATAATTGACGTTGTAGGAACCACAGCAATAAAAGTTATAAAATCATTGATTAAAATAATTGGTGATATAGCAGATACACTGAGCGGAATTATTGACTTTCTTGTGGGAGTTTTTACAGGAGATTGGGAGCTTGCTTGGCAGGGAATAAAAGAGATTGCGGATGGAGCATGGAGTCTTATTAAGGATATTGTAACTGGCACATGGGACGCAATTAAAGCCGTAACAAAAGGCGCGTTGAGCATAATTAAGAGCATTATCAATGTTACTTGGAATGCGATTAAAGCAGTAACATCAACGGTTTGGAATGCGATTAAAAAGACCCTTTTTAGCATTTTAAATTCTATTAAATCTACAGTCGGCACAGTAGTTAATGCAATCAGGGCTAAGGTTACACATACATGGAAGAGCACGTGGAGTGAGGCAACTCAAACATTGAAGAATGCCGCCACGTTTATATTTGCCAAAGTAGGAGCAATAAAAGATACTATCACTAATAAGTTTAATGCTGCCAGAGATGCAGTCAAATCTGCATTTGAAGGCATTGTGAATTTTATTAAAAGGCCGATTAATCAGGCAATCAGCATTGTTAATAATGCAGTTGGGATGATTAATAATGCAATTGGCGGAATTGAATCTGCATTTTCCTTTGGACCCTGGACTGTTCCAACACCGTTTGGCTCAAAGACTATCGGATTTCATGCAACATTTCCGCGTATCGGAACTATCCCGTATCTGGCCAGTGGTGCAGTTATTCCACCAAGGTCAGAATTCCTTGCGGTATTAGGAGATCAAAAGAAAGGAAATAACCTGGAAGCACCGGAAAGCTTATTACGGCAGATCGTCCGGGAAGAGTCAGGAAAAGGGCAGGGAGATGGAAATACCTACAATGTTACAGTTAATGCATCTGGCAGAAAACTGTTAGATATTATTATCAGTGAAGCTGAAATGAGAAGAAACCGGAACGGGAAGAACCCATTTGAGTTAGCATAAGGAGAAGAATATGGCGCAGGAACAGTTTAAAATAGACAATGTTGTTATAAGAGCACCGGACAGTTATAAGCCGGTGTTCGCAACCACTTCTACGGAAGACTCTAAAAGAAGTCAGGATTTGATTATGCATAATACACCAATGGGGACAATTGGCGGGTATGACATGCAATGGGGTGAACTTACGTGGGCTGAAATAGCAACCATACTAAATACTGTACTTAACAAAAGTCAATTCACATTCCACCACAAAGACCCAACTATTCCGGGAAGATGGGTAGACAGAACATTCTACGCATCAAATTTCAACATGGCTGCGCAAACTCTGAAAGATGGGGAAGAAAAGTGGACGGATTTGTCTATTAATGTAAGGAGGATTGAGCCGATTTGATAAATGTATCTACTCAGTTAAAAAAAGAATCTCTTATAAACAGAAATTATTACGTGACAGCAAATGTTACATTGTCAAATGGTACAACTCTTAAATTAGGAAAAAAAGACTTTTACTTGTCTGGAAATAGTCTCGTAGATTCAGCAGATTCTGGGGACTTCCCAGTGGGCGTGGCAATCGAAAAAACGGCAAGCTTATCATTAGTAAATGATGACGGGCACTTTGACGGATATAATTTTAATGCCGCAAGGTTTGTTATCTTTCTCAATGTGCAGTTATCCGACAGGATAGAAACTATAAAGAGAGGTACTTATATTGTATCGAAAAAGCCTGCAACAGCGAGTGAAATAAGTCTTTCTCTCTTAGATAAAATGCACAACGCCGATAAGACATATGATTCTAACCTGTCTTTTCCTTGTACAGTCAAAGAGCTGCTCTCAGAATGCTGTCAGCAATGTGGAATCACTCTTGGAGATGCAATGTTTCCAAATGCGGACTTTCAGATTCAGAAAGCGCCATCTAATGCGACATACCGTACAGTAATCGGAATGTGTGCCGGGATAGCTGGTGGAAATGCAAGAATCGACGAAAATGACTTACTTAGGATTATTACGTTTGATAAGACATTTACCAATACGACTATTTACGATGGTGGAGCAGTAAAAAATTGGACAGGTGGCGATAATCTGGATGGCGGCACGCTTAAACCGTGGACGACAGGGACTGTAATTGATGGTGGTACGTTAAGTAATAATGATTATCACGCGTTATTTTCAATCCAGAATCTACAATATGACGTAGACGATGTTATTGTAACAGGCGTCAAATATGTAGAAGATGAAACCGAATATATGTCGGGTCAGGACGGCTATGTAATTACTATTGATAACCAGCTGCTGTCAGGAAATGCGCAGGCAGGCGTTGAAGCTATTGGAAAACAATTAATCGGTTTGCGAATGCGTCCTTTTTCATGTGATGGAATTGCCAACGGATACGCCACTTTCGGCGATTCAGTCGAATTTATCGACACTAAAAATCGTGTTTTTAGATCATTTGCAACTAATGTAGAATTTGTGTTCGGTGGCTCAACAACATGGAGCTGTAGTGCAAAGAGTGCCGAAGAAGATGTAAGTGAGTTTATTGGTGGTCAGCAAGCAGCGGTAGAGCAGTCAAAAAAAGATATAGAGAAGAAACTATCTGCCTATGACGTAAAGCTCAAACAAATGAACGAGCTTGCAGCGAACACGCTGGGTTTCTTCTATACAGAGGAAGTACAAGAAGATGGTTCCGTAATTACGTACCGGCATGATAAGTCTACACTTGCTGATTCTAAAGTAATCTATAAGACAAGTGCCGATGGATTCTTCTTGTCAGTGGACGGAGGCCAGACTTGGAAAGCGGGCTTTGACAGTAATGGGGATGCTGTCCTGAATATTCTTTACGCCATTGGCATTCAATCAGAGTGGATTAATACAAGAGGTTTCACAGCGAAAGACAATAACGGGAATACGACATTAAGAATAGATGCTGACACGGGTGCTGTTACGTTAGAAGTTGAAAGCTTTACCCTGAAAAGCAGAACTATTGAACAAATTGCCAAGGATGTTGTGGATGAGACAGTTCAAAGCAATGTGACTATCCCGAACTATTATGGCACGTATACACCAACATTGCAGAACTATCCGGCATCTGAGTGGAAAAGTGAAGAATATAAAAAGCATGACGGCTCGATTTTCATGAACTTCTCTACAAGCCAGGTATATATGTTTTCTGGGACTGATGGCGCTTGGCGGGAACTGGATGCTGAAAAAATTGTCAATTTTGAAAGAGTTTTTAACGCTTTAACGGATAGCGGTAAGCAAGAGGGAATTTATATGCAGAACGGACATCTGTATATAAATGCTTCCTATATTAAGTCTGGCCAGATTTCAGCCGATTTGATTAGCTTGAAAAACATTAATGTTACAAACAGTTCTGGAATATCAACATTTGCGATTGATAACTACGGAAATGTTACGCTCAGACCTAACACATTCGCGTTAACAAACGGTGATACAATATATAGCGTTGCTGAAGATAAAGCTTCGACAGCACTATCTAATGCAAATCGCTATACAGACAAGGCACTTAGTGATCTCGACATAGGAAAAATGTCTAAACAAGAGATTATTGATGTGCTAAGCGATAACAGTAGTAATAAAGGTCTGTATCTATCAAATGGCAATGTGTACATGAATGCCGATTATATTAACACAGGCGAATTAGCAGGATGGAAAGTTGGAATTAAAAAGCTTTCAGCAAGTGGCACGTATGGAGAAGTAATACTAGATGCTTCAACTGGAGAGATCTATTCAGAGACGAATACAGGAGTATATGTGCCGGGGTACGGGACGTTGTATGGAACGCGAATCAGAGGAATCAATCTTTATACAGGAACCGTACACGCAAGCTCAGCCTCGTTTAATACTAGCGTTTCGGCGAGCAGCGTTTCAGCGAGCAGTGTTTCAGCATCAGGAAAAGTTAAAGCAGGCACACACGTAGAAGCCAGTGGTCATTTCTATAGCATCGGAACGGGAACGGACCTTGCAGATTTAAGTGTCCGAGGAACAAAGAAAAGAATCCTTCCAACAAAAAACTATGGTACGCAGGCATTTTATTGTTATGAAATGGCGTCCCCCATGTTCGGAGACATCGGAGAAGCATCCGTATCGGAAGACGGCACATGCCTGATAGACATAGATGATATATTCCAAGAATCTACCAATGTAAGGATTGAATATTATGTGTTTTTACAAAAGGAAGGAGATGGAGATTGTTGGGTAGATAAAAAAGAGCAGACATATTTCACTGTAAAAGGTACTCCGGGGCTTAAATTTGCATTTGAAATCAAAGCGCGGCAGGCTGACTATGAACACATGCGTTTTGCTGACGCAAGCGAAACAGCCTACGACAGGGCAATAGACACAGACATGCCAGAACCAGACTACAGTGAAAGCCTTGAAGTATCAGAACCAGATTATGAAAAAGAACTTCTTAATAACAGGGAAAAAATTATTGACGAAATGGGGAAAATATCATGAAAAAAATTTTAACAAGTTTTATGAATCTTAGTACTGGAGAGGGAAGCCGCATTGCTTACACCTATTCAGAAGTAGACGAAAACACAGGAAGTATCATCAGCCAGAACAATAAAGGCAATTTCCTTGTAATGGATGACGATGTACAGAAAAATCTTGATTCTGTAAAGAATTACATAAGGAATAATTTCCTTTTATAAGGAGGTAAGTCTAATATGGCCAATACATACACAATACAATTCCGGCGCGGTATGTACTCCGATTTTGATACGTCGAAAATTCGTCCCGGAGAGCCCGTTGCGATTCTTGGTAATGACCCGTCCGTTCCATCTGGTAAAGCCTTATACATTGCATTTGCGGCTAATGATGTAAGACGATTGTGTTCCATTGAGGATATTTCAGAGATGGTCAATGCCGGAGAATTTGTTGGCCCGCAGGGTCCAAAAGGCGAAAAAGGAGATAAAGGAGAGAAAGGCGCAGAGGGTCCTGCTGGCCCGCAGGGTCCAAGGGGTGAAAAAGGAGATAAAGGTGATCCGGGAGAAAAGGGTGCGGATGGCACCGTAGCATTTGAATCGCTAACACCTGAGCAGAAAGAATCACTAAGAGGTATCTCTGTCACAGCGGTCAGTATCGACGTAGATGGAAATTTGACAATAACATTTTCAGATGGTGATAGCGAAAATGTTGGGAATGTTATAGGGCCTCAAGGAGTGCCGGGTCCAAAAGGTGATAAAGGAGATGTTGGCCCAGTTGGTCCGCAAGGTCCACAAGGAGAAAAGGGCGAACAAGGAAATGACGGAACATCTCTCAATATTCTTGGTACAAAAGAATCTGAGGCAGACCTCCCCTTGAGCGCAGAGAAGAACGACGCGTATTTAATAAATGGAGAAATGTGGGTTTTTGACGGCACAAATTGGAACAATGCCGGCAAGATTCAAGGGCCACAAGGACCGCAGGGACCAATTGGTCCACAAGGCCCAAAGGGTGACCCGGGACCGCAAGGCGTAAAAGGAGACCCTGGAAAAAAAGGAGAGCAGGGGGCACAAGGTCTAAAAGGCGATACCGGGCCGCAAGGCGAGCAAGGCCCAGTTGGTCCAAAAGGCGAGCAAGGAGATACTGGTGCGCGAGGAATCACATTCACTCCTGTTGTAGACAGCAAAGGGAATATAAGTTGGAGTAATGACGGAGGGCTTAAAAACCCCCAGACAGTAAATATTACCGGGCCACAAGGCGATACGGGCGCAAAAGGAGATACTGGGCCGCGAGGAGAAAAGGGAGAGGCTGGGGATGCCGGGCCTAAAGGAGACAAGGGCACTACATTCGTCCCAAGTGTGGACACCGATGGAAATATAAGCTGGAGCAACACAGATGGAATCACCAATCCCGAAACAGTCAACATAAAAGGGCCAAAAGGAGACAGGGGAAGTGATGCGACTGTCCCGATTGCTACAACTGAAACTCTTGGCAAGGTTAAGCCCGACGGTAAGACAACATTCATAGACGAAGACGGAACACTCCACGCAAAAGGCGGAGGCGTGACCGTTACCCCTAAACCCGTAAACAACCCAACAATTGAAAATGCAAACACATCTGTCACAATTAAATGGCAAGACCCTGAAAACACGGTAATCAGTGGCTCAACATTTTCTACATGGGCTGGCACAAAACTTGTAATGAAAGAAACGGGCTATCCTGCAAATCCAGATGACGGAACGCTTGTGGTTGATAATACGGTTCGAGATAAATACAAAACCACAGGCTATACAGTCACAGGGTTAACAAGCGACAAACAATATTACTTCGTGCTGTTCCCATACAACACTGATGGCGTATACAACTACGATACAGGAAACAGACTTCTCGGTGAACCAGGGGAATTGAAGATTGTCACATTCGCTGACGGAACGGATGCTGAAATAGCAAGGATGATTAAAGCGCACTACGCAGGTAAAATCAATATTGGCGAATATTGGGCGGTTGGCGACAAGAGAACCATCCATCACAATGCTATGGATGCAACAGGCGTGAGTGAGTCACACAAAGCAAATGATTATGCTTATGTGATCATCGGAATTGAACATGACGACTTGGTAACTGCTATCAATGGCAAGGCCAAAGCCGCTATTACAATTCAGACGGAACGCCTGCTGTATTTAGACACTACGACAGAATATAACAATTCTCTCGATGCATCTCATGAATGTGGTTATATGAATAGCTCAGATATGAATAGCGGCGGTTGGGAAGGTTGTGAAAGACGTACATGGTGTAATAATGTGTACAAGAAATGTTTACCTGCTTATGTCCAAAGCATGATGAAACAGGTTAAAAAGCTGACATCTGTGGGAGGTCAGAGTAGTACAATCAAGACTTCAAACGATTATGCGTTCTTACTATCTGAAATCGAAATTTTTGGTAACATTCCATATTCTTTTGGAGGTGAAGGAATACAGTATCAATACTTTAAGAATGCGACCGCAAACAGGTATAAAAGCCCACGAACTAGCAATTTTTATGCGTCTGGGATTTGGTGGGAGCGTTCGCCTTGCCGCAGTGCCAATGAGTCCTTCTGTGTTGTGAATGCGGCAGGGAATACGGACATCGCCGATGCCAGTCAAGAAAGGAGCCTCGCCCCTTGCTTATGTTTCTAAAATCCTAGTAAATTAATGAATTATTTATAGCTGAATGGCTAAGAACAGGAGGTGCATATGGATAAAAAGGAAATTGCAAATATTTATAAAGCAATTAATAGAGTTTCAAACAGACTGAATGAAATGTCTGAAAAACTTGACTTGGTGATGCAAATGCTTAATGCGGAATCTAATCGTAAAATTCTAATTAATGGTGATGGTATTGACGATCTGGCTGAACTTGTATCAACGCATGATTCGGCACTTGATGAACTGGCTACTTTAGTTTCGACAATCGGAGGTGAAAACAATGGTTAAATTTTTCGAAGAACGAGTAATCAATGGGTTGAAAAAATGGACAGATGTTCCTGAGCTGTGGAATAAGAAGGTAATTGAAAGACTTCAAAAGGATGGCTATGTACTGAATGAGGACGGGACAGTAACAGAATCAAAACCAGGAATAGTGAAATAAAATACGTGCAAGGGAGAAAATATGGAAATTAAAGGAATTGACGTATCATCTTATCAGAGTAAGCCAGACTGGGCGAAAGTATCGAATTCTGAAATTAAGTTTGCAATATTGAGAATCCATCAAAAATCTGGAACTGATTCCTCTTTTGAGCATAACTACAAAGGATGCAAGTCAAATGGAATCCTTGTCGGCGGATATAAATACAGTTACGCTCTGACACCGGCGCAGGCAATTGATGAAGCTGAGAGCGTAATTTCTGTTCTTGGCGGACGCGGAATAGACTTTCCAATCTTCTACGACCTTGAATGGAGTCAGCAGAGAAACCTTGGAAAACAGGCGATTGAGAACATTGCAGTAGCATTTCTGACCAGAATCAAAAAAGCCGGTTATAAGGTCGGTATCTACTGCAATCTTGATTGGTACAATAACGTTCTGTCAGACACCCTGAAAAAGTACGATTGCTGGATTGCTCGTTATCCGGCTAGTGATAATGGCTCTGTACAGGAAAGATTGCGTCCATCTGTTGGTGTAGGCTGGCAGTATTCCAGTAGAGGAAAAGTATCCGGCATTAGTGGTAACGTTGACATGGATGTATTCTATAAGGATTACAAAGAGGAGGTTTCTGCAATGGATAAAGCTATTGAAAAAGTGATTCTCACTGCAAAAAATGAGATTGGATACCTTGAAAAGAAGAGCAATAGTCAGCTCGACAGTAAGACTGCAAACGCCGGTTCGAGCAACTATACGAAGTACTGGCGAGACATTAAGCCATCATATCAAGGACAGCCTTGGTGCGCAGCATTCGTGAGTTGGTGCTTTATGGAAGCATTCGGACAGGAAAAAGCAAAAAAACTGTTGAAACACTGGCCCTATGTTTACTGCCCAACACTTGGTAATCTGTTTACAAGGAACGCTAATCCAAAGATCGGTGATATTGTAATTTTTTATCATAATGGAACTTTCACTCATACCGGCATCGTAACGGCCGTAATCGGAGACAGGTTCTATACCATCGAGGGAAATACTTCTGGTGCATCTGGAATTATTGCAAATGGCGGCGGTGTCTGTGCAAAGAGTTATCTTAACAGCCAGATGCCCGGAACTAAGTTCTGTACACCAGATTATAGTATTACATCTGATGCATCTGTACCCGCAAAATCTGAAAATGCATTGCCTAATACCGCACAAACAGGAGAGAAATATATGTTTAATCCAGAAACAGTAAAAGCAGGAGATAAAAACACATCTGTGCTCCTCTTACAGGAAATTTTAAGAGCCAGAGGCTTTAAAGGCAAAAACGGCAAAGCGTTGAAACTTACATGGACAGCAGACACAAACACAATTTACGCTCTGAAAGCTTATCAAGAATCTAGGAAAGATGTTCTGGAAGTGGACGGAGTCTGTGGGCCCGTCACATGGAAAGATTTGATTGCCATATAAAAACATCCCGGGGCTAATTCCCCGGGAACTTTATTTATAAAACATATTTTGTATCATTTCGGAAGTTTTAGACTGTTATCGTTAGTCACACGTTAGTCACAAATAAAAATATTGTTTCCTAATATAATAGTGCCAAAAACACTGTATTTACAGGCATTTGCGCAATTTTCTAAATTCTATTTGTTAGTCACAATCAATAAAATTAGAATAATGAAAATGAAATGTGGGAAATCCTTGCAAAATCGCTGAAAACGTTGATTTTAATAGGGTTTCCGGCATTTCGATAATGATATTTCGGTTGTTTTAGAAAGATTAAAATGGGTTCCGTTAGTCACAGTTAGTCACAAATGGAACTTTTATCTTTTCTATTTCTGTCCGGAGTTCTTCCAGTGTTCTGTGGCCGTACACAGCGTTTGTAACATCTCCACCAAAAGAGTGGCCGAGCATTCGTTTTCGGTCATTCTCCCGGACACCGTATTTTTCGCACAGCGCAGAAAAGGTGTGTCGGCAGTCATGCGGCGTGTGTTTCGGATTACCGACGATTCCTAAGCGTTCCAGTGTAGGATAGAACAGCGCTTTTCTGTGATGCTGCTGAGTATATACGCATAGTTTTCCATCTTGTGTCAGCACTTTCTGTTCGACAAAATGGTATATAGCGGGATGTATCGGGACAATTCTGTTTTTACCGGCTTTTGTTTTGATGCCGCCTTGAAAGTATCCTTCTTCTAAGTTGGTTGTAAGTTTTAACACTTCACCGATTCTCCAGCCGGAGTAACACATAATAAGAATGAGCTGCACTTCTGGATCGTTGGCATTATTCCACAGCACTTGCATTTCCTGATCAGAAAAGGGCGTTCCATGTTCGGTGTCATTATCAGCATTGACATGGACATATAACGCCTTGTTTTCCGTTACAATTTCTGAGTAAACGGCATATTTATACATCTGCTTGAACAGTGTAAGAATTGCCATAAGACTCTGACGCTTTAACGGGCAGTCATCAATTGCCTTTTGCAGATCAGGCGCTTTTAAATCCTCAAAGATACGGTTATACAAAGCTGTGCAATTTGAGTAAGCGGTCTGGTAAGCTATCTTTGAACTATAAGAAAGTTTTGAACCCTCCGGAAACTTCCATACGTAAAACTTCTCATATACCTCTGAGAACGTCAATTTCTTGATTTCCGGGTGTTTATCCTCGACACCCTTGATTGTATTGTAGTCAGCAATCAAGCGGCTTATAAGAGCATCTATGTCGGTTGTAGGGGATACCTCAAGATCCCGTTCCATCCCGGGTTGATACGTGCCGGCTTTGTATGCGGTCAGTACAGTAAATCCTTTAATCCAGTCGTCTACGTAGCAGATCGCGGGCGGTCGAACTGCTTTCCCTGTTGCGTCCAGTGTAGCTGGCGGATGTACCGCAAAACAATTTCTCCGGTTCTTGCCAAGATACCGGATAGAGCCAAAGTTATTCGGCAGTTTTGGATATTTCTTTCTTTTCTTCGCCATTTTTATTCCTCTTTTCTTTAAGTGGTTGTTTTGAGTATAAAAATAACAGCCGAACAAATTTTCTGTCTTGTTCGACTGCTCCGAAGATGATACAATATGTTTGCCAGAATATTACATTTCTTCGGAGATGTATAAATGCCGTCCCGGTACGCCAATGCCAGGGCGGTTTTTTATTTAATTATGTGATTTCCAATTTACTCTCATTACAATTCCTACAATCCAATAAATTCCACCAGAACAAGCACCCAATATTAAAATCCAAAACCAACTTAAATACCATGGCATTTTCCGTTTTATATACGGCGCGCCTGAACTTGCCGCTGAGGACGCAGAGGAAGATGCAGAATTGTTAATGATGATGTCTCTGTTGCTAGAAGTCAACTGCTCTACTTGTTTTCCACACTTAGGGCATACTATACAGTCGTCGTCAATAAGTTCTCCGCAGTGCTTACAATATTTTTTCTTTTCATCCATGATAAACACCCTCCTAATATGTTTTCGCCACACTTCGCACTTTTTATGCGGATTATGTATTTTGTACCGCTGATTTTGCAATATTATGTAAAGTACGGTTATTCGTGGTATTTTTATTTTATCATTTTAAGAGCATATTGTAAAGATTTAGAACGAAATAGAGTGATTTAGATGAAAAAGAAATGTTTTTTTCTATAAAATAGTGAGAGTTCATGTATATCATTGGCAGTTGCCAAGAGTCGGAATAGATGGTATAATAGCAAAACGAACTAATGTTCGGTTCTATTTCCCACGGCCGGACATATACTGTAGCGTAGATGGTAGTTGTGATAGGGAGGGTTATTATGGATTATAAGAAAGAGATTATTGAACTAATAGAAAATATACATAGCGAAAAATTTATGAAGTTTTTATACAACATGATTATTTCGTTCAAGAAACAATGGGGGTATTAAGAAAGCAGGGAATTAATCCCTGCCTTTTTTATGAAGAAATTCAATCATGTCGAAAACGCTTTTCTTATCAGATTCGCTTAATTCAATCAGCAACTTAACATGTTCAACGATGTTCGGATTTGACATCATCTTTGGAATAAAATCCGTGTTTGTTTCCAAATTCTCTTCCCATCCCATTAGGTAAGCGGGCGTTGTGCTAAGTGCTTTCGCTAACTTATCTATGTATTCAGCAGGAACTTTATCAATATCACCCTTTTCATATCTAAATATAGTTGATCTTGAAACTCCTAATTTCTCAGCCAACTCATCAGCACTCATATTAAGCTGTTTTCTTCTTTTTTTCATTTGTTCACCAGTTTCCGACATTTTCCACACCTCCTTTCCTTGAAATTATAATACCACAAGTGATGCAAATATGCAACAAAAATAATTGCAAAAATGCGATTTTTAGTATTGACAAATGCGACTGCAAGAGGTAATATATAATCACAAAGTCGCAATAATGCTACTGGAAAGGAGGTAAAACTTGTGATTGTAAATATAGCAAGACTTAAAGGTAAAATTGTTGAGCATGGAAATACGCAAGAAGCTGTTGCAAGCGCAATTGGTATGGACAGAAGTACTTTTTACCGCAAGCTGAAAGACGGCGGCGAGAAGTTTACAATCGGTGAAATTCACGGAATTGTAAACGCAGTTCCTTTAAGTAGGGATGAAGCAATAGACATTTTTTTTACACAGCAGTCGCAATAATGCTACCGGAAAGGAGAATAAATGGATGCATTACAATTTAACAAAGCCGTCAGTCAACA